GTAGCTATGTTTGGTCTCAAACTTAAATCGATCTCTTTAATCTCTACACCAGGTGATTGAATTGTACGTCCCATAATATTATTTATGGTTTTCAGCAATAAAAATTTATAATAACTCCACTAATAACTGGGAGAATGCAAATTCAAATGTCGTTTCAATCTCACCTTCTGTACGATAGTTATAATTAATCTGTCCTAAACTAACCGGAAAAGCATTTTTATAGAGGAATTTCACAACGTTTTTATCAAACTCATCCTTAGCGTAAAGAGTCATGTCAGCCATATACGAATCTGGTGGATTAGACGATCTTTCTTTTTTCTCATTCCCACTAACGTACGTTTTAGATAAATCGTCTATATCAAAAACCGATTCTTTATCGTTGTTAAGCAAGTCGAGCCATTTATATAAAACCCAGTAGTTATTAAACTTATTATCGATGGTGAAATTAACCGTAACATTATTATAGGCCGGTCTCGTATGGCTAGAGATTTTAAAGCTTTGACCTGCATATTGTTCAGTAATTTCCGGTACCGTAACACTTGGAATTACTGCACCGTAAACTGAAAACTGTAGAGAATTCTCATTTACCTCCTTATCTGAGCGGGTGCCCAGATCTACCGTGTTAATATCTTGCAAGGAGCTAGGTAAGTTAATAACCATTAAAAACTTATCTAATCTACTCTTATTTAACTGTGATTGATTTATCGACATATTATTGTAACGGTCTAAAGCCGGCGTTGTAAAGTTGATCTAGATCAGAATCTTGATTCATAGCATTGCCTATTATAATAGGTGAAGTACTATCCATGCTTCCATCCTTTTCATTACTATACATTGACGTCGGGTTCATAAAATATTTAATCCCAAAGTCGAATTGCTTAATCTGTAACGGTTTATTATTTTTATCTAACTGAGATACTTCAAAATACTTTTTAACAACCTCATCTTCTAGAATGATCAGATTCCATATCATTGACATAACCCTGTCATCGTGATTACCAGCTCCGCGCTTTGCCGCCCAAGTACCGTTAGGGTATCTAATAAAATCTCTCAACTCTTTTACTAGATTAACATCGCGAATTTCAACACTTTCGAGCTCATTAACCCAGTATCTCATATTAGTAACGCCTTTATGTTTGGTATTTGTGTGCGCTATAATACCTAACTGCCCTTTTGCTCTACCCGCCGTTGACGCGCCCCACGATACTATATTTTCATAATTGTAGTTACGACTTAGATTATCAACTACTTGCGCACCACAGTTATTTCTTTCTATACAGACTAGCGGATTGCCCCAATGTTGTAATATCTCATATACTTTTTCGGTAAAGTTATAAGGTGATATGGTATTATTACAGTATGTTGCTACTTGCTTAATATTTGTAAGGTCACTGTAATCGAATATCTGTATTACAGAATAATCAGCCCCTACCCCTTCGGAAGTATCAACACTCGCTACATATATACCGTCTTTACCAGGTTCATCCCATAAGAGGTAACTACCCTCATCGAAAATAAAGCGAGGTTCCTGCGATCTCTGTATTAGCTTTGCATATAACTCTTCATTTAACGAGCTTTCACCTGAATCTAAGAACTCACAATTAAACTCTTGATTAAAAGCTTCCATGGATCCGATAGATGCTATAGTATCCTTCTTCCACTTTTCATCCCTACCAGGTATTTCGTTCCATAAGATTTTATCGTACGCCCAGTTAGAGTCACCTCTTTCAGCAGCATCATATAATCTATAAAATAAATTACCTGTACCGTTAGCTGTTGATGCAATAAAGATTTTAGATTTCTTCGATGATGAAATAATTGGATATACAGATTTCCAGAATTCATCTACTAAATGCGGTTCGATGAAAGCAAGCTCATCCAATATAAGACAGTTAACAGATTGACCTCTAGCAGCAGTACCCGTTGTTGTGGATATACCGATCCTTGTACCGTTTGCTAAAGTAACTGATGTTTTACCATATTCTTTTACACCCGGCTTAAGCCAATTAGGTAACTCTTCATACGCCATTCTTATTCGCTGCATTATTTCAATAGCTGTACCTTCCTTATTGGCTACAATAAGGATTCTTTGATCTTGGTTAAAGCACGCTATCCATAGAGCGTATATCGTCATCATAGTCGTCTTACCTATCTGACGGCTAGCTAATAATATAAAGAAGCGGTTATCTCTCATTCTCCGAAGAGATCGTTTCTGCGCGGAATGTAACTTAATTTTTTGACGACCTTCATCTAACGATACAATGTAAAAGAAGTTCTCAGCAAAGTATAATAAATTTCTAGCAGCTTTCTTTAACTGATTTATCTGCTTTGGAGTATATTCGAATTCCGCACCTACCGATGGTAGATTAGGGTTATTCATATAATTTTGTTTATTTTTGGTCATCTTATAATAAATATTTACATGGCGAATAAAAATAATCTAACCGATATATGGAATATATACAGTGATTCTATTATCAAAGAAAGCAAAACTACTAGACCTATCGAAGGTGGTATAAAAAAGATGGGTACCAAGCCCGGTCCAGGCGCTGTTGAGCTTAACTCTAAGGAAGCAAAAGATATCCAGAATACCGGTAAAGAAGGCACAACTGACCCGGATTATGATATCGAAGGTGTACAAGAACCAATTGATCCAAAAAAGAAAAAAAGTGATAAGGAAAATCTTTACGAACCAGAAAAGTATAGTTCTGAAAAGTTTGATGAAAAAGTTGAAAAAAGCTATAAAGAGAGTATAAATATTAATATGAAATCTGTTTTTGATAAATTGTTTGAAGAAGTAATGGACGGCCAAGATTCTGTTGAAGAGCTTGACGCCCTTGGTATTGATGCTGGTGACGAGCCTGGTGAAGAAACTGGTGAAGTTACTGTAACATTAGGAGCTGCTCATATTGACGCTCTTAAAGAGATTTTAGCTCAAATCGAACCTGAAGAAGGCGACGATGACGAGGGCGAAGGTGAAGATGAAGGGGAAGAAGGCTTCACATCGTTTGAACAAGATGAAGAAGATGAAGATGAGACAGTTGATGAAGCAACTGAACTTAAAGAAGTACCTGCTGCAGCTGGACAAAAACTTACTTCTAAGCAAAACAAAGTTGGCTCTGTCAAGGCTTCTGGCGGTAAAGCAGATGGTAAATTAAAGAAAGCTGGTAACGGTGAAGGTCAAGACCTTCCAGATTCAGCTGGACACAAGCTTACTTCTAAGCAAAACAAAGTTGGCGGTAAAGCTGGTGCAACCGGTGGTTCGCTCTTCGCATAAAACAAAACTAGATTTAAAAAAAGCTGTGACTTTCGGGTTGCAGCTTTTTTTTGCTTAAATATTATTATGGATAGCTTTTCCGAGTTTCATACTAAACATAGACATAGAGGTACCGGGTTTACTGATACAGATTCTTCATATCAACGTAAGCGGGTTAATTTAGTACCTGATTATATGAAAAAAGATCTTTCAAAAAATCAAAAGATTGAAAGATTGAAGAGTAATAAGGGTATGGCTGTATGTACACCTCACGACTTACAATATATAAGAGATACATTTAAGATTGTACCTCATAAAGCTAAGGCGCAAATTCTCGGTAAGACTGGTATTCGTTTATCGTTTGATCCAAAGACTAATAACTTTATTTTACAAAAATGAGTATAACTTATGATAATAATTGTTTTCCTGGAATGGTACAAGATGATAGTGCTTGCTGGAGATTTGCGGATAAAGGAAATCAAGAATCTGAGCGATTGTTATTCAGTAACTGGTGGAGAGAGCAGATAAATCAATTTGGGACAAAAGTAAGTTACTTCGTCAATACCTTTAACACTTTAAGTGCAGATAATATATATGGTGAGCAGCCTACAAAGATTTTCGCCGATCCCAGAGATATAGTAATTGCTGCAACTCTTAATGATAATGCAATAACACTCTCACAATACGGTTTTCAAAGTGATGATGATGTAACAGCATATATACATATTTCATCGTTCGAAACTACATTTAACGATTTAACCAGCGTATGGGAGACTCAGTACAATGTTATTGAGCCTAAAGCTGGTGATGTCTTTCAATTAAGCGAATTCGGCAATGACAGGCCAAATAACAGACAGGCGAAGTATTTTGAAATAACGGAGAAGTTGGATCAAGATATCGCTACTATGAATCAACTTGGCGGACATTACGTCTTTCTTGTCAAAGCTAAGCGTCTAGATTATAGCTTTGAACCCAATATACCTTTCAATAATACTACTAGCAGCATTTCAGGTAATAGTCAGGTCTACGAAAGTTCTTTTGCAGGTAGATTAGACGGTGGTAGTAACCCACAGAGCGAGCCTAAAAAAGATAACTACGATCAATACGATATTAACGAAGAAAGTAAAAAAGAGGTTTTCGATATGTCAGCTAACGATACTGACGTATACGGCGATTACTATTAAAAGTTACTCAGAAATTCATCTGCCTCTTTGACATTATTAAAAACAATGTCCTTGTCTTCGCCATCGCAATTAAAGACATACTTTATCTTATCGTCTTGCTTTGCAATGTTCTTAAGAATATAAGTCTTACCTCGCTTAAAGTATCGACCAAACTTTGTCGTCTCGTTAATAAATTGATTACCAGGAATAAACTTCATCGTCGTAGCCCTTTAGTGATTTATTGATATTATACTTCATATCTTCATACCGTTCGTCAATGTACTTTTGAAAGAAGATAGGCTTAATCCAGTTACTATCACGCTCTGTATCCATACCCATCTTTTCTGCTGCATCAGCTGCTACGTTAACACCATAAAGCAAACAAGCAAATCTTGCAAGATAATCTAAATTATCCTGTTCTAATTCATCTAACGATTTATCAACTATTTCTTCTTTATTACTCATATATTATTATTATATAATAGTTCCTATTCTTCTAATAGCAATCTTAAAAGCATACCGAGTATAAAGTGTCTATTATCGATATTAACTGTCGACATTTCTAATACACTTATAATAGCGTCAACTTGCTGCTGTAGCATTTTTCTCGTCTTACTATTAACAACTCTCTCTATTTTATCATCTTCAACCTTTTTAGTTAAATTTAGAGTCTCAATTTCTCTATATAATGCTTCTTTTAATAGATTAGTGTTATTTAGTTTTCTCTTACCTCGCTTTACTTGACCTAATTTAAACATTTCTACCTGTTCGGCAGTAAAACAAGATAAAATTTTTGACGTCAAATCTTCTATATTAACAGCCTCTTGAACAGGCTGAGCAAACCCTGTAGCTGGTACCTCTGTTGTTATATTCTCTAGTTTATCCATTAGTATCAAAATAAATCGGATCTGTTGTTACCATTGTCCGTAGGTTAGCTACCGCGGTAAAGTTCTTATTACATTTAGTACATTTATAGATATTCTTCCGGTCAAATCGAAAATCGACTGTTTGCTTATTTTCGTCATCACAAGGGCAACTAACTTCAACCAAATTCCTACCCGCTTCTTTTAGTTGCATAATTTTTATTTCTTCAAACTTACGTACAAGTCTATTTGTGTATATTTGCTGAAATAATAAAAAACCTACAATCTGCACTATTGACGCAAGTGCAAAGACATACCAGAAGTTTTCTCTAAAAATTAGCCCTAAGATTGTACTAACACTACATGTTAAAAATATTGAAGCGATAAACCTACCTATCATTACCCTTTATTTTAACTATTATTTCATCAAAATCAACTAATAAATTTGCCATGCCTTTTAGAGTATTACGGAGCTTTGATAGATCAGATTTATCAAAGGTAGGATTTTCTTCCGCTATCTGTATAAGCTGATGAACATTAGAAATATTGACAAACGCGTCGCCAATTGTCTGCTCTATACTATCAATTGGGTAGAGCTTACTCTTACTGATATTATCGTCGTTATTTCTATGATGAGAGATGTTGTTAACTGTTATAGGGCCTTGGTTAGCAATCTCAGACCCCATTCCTGATGTCTGTCTCTGCACATCGTACATCTGATCGTCTTCAAATAATCGTTGTTTCATGTATATATTTATACGTTTTGCCATAAATATAAATATGAGCGAGTATTCCAAGAGATTTACAAAAATTTTAGAGCAAGATGATGAACTAACAGATGTCGAAGCTCTCGATTCTGAATTGCAAGACGTTTCGGCTGATGAACTCGGTGCCGATGCGCCTGAAGATGTTACATCGTCAATCAATAATCAACAAAAGCAGATGTATGATGAACTAAGTAGCTGGGTGCAGAAGATGGACGAATTTTCAGCTTATCTAAACGGTACGACAGATAGTATCCAGACATCTCTAAATGCAGCTGAACCTGATACAATCTTTGACAGCATCTCAAATGCAGAAACGAAGAAGATTGCTAGAGTAGCGATGGAAATCTCTTCATT